TGCGCAGATCAACGACTTCGCAAGTTGCGGCTTGCTCTTCAAGTATAAGGGCAGGCGTTTCTGGATAGAGCACACGTTCGTATGTCATCAAGCGCTCAAAATGGAAAACCGGCGCATCAAGTTCCCTGTTGAGGAGATGGCTGAAAAGGGTCTTGTCACTATCGTCTACGGCGACATCATCACACCGGAGCATATTGCGAACTGGTTCATCGAGCAGGCCCGGAAGTACCATATCATCGAGATTGTGGCGGACAGGTACCGGGCCGAAGTTGTGCGCGACGCGTTTACTAAGGCTGGATTACCTTTGAGCATCATTCCTAGTGGCCCCATAACACACGCTAAGATAGCGCCCTTGATTACCACGATGTTCGCTGAAGAAACGATTGTCTTTGGGGATAACCCAACCATGCGCTGGTATGTCAACAACACCTGCGTGGTGCTTGACCCCAAAGGGAATACCACTTACCACAAGATCGAGCCCAGAACCCGCAAGACAGACGGGTTCTTTGCTTTGATACATGCGCTGTCGAAAGACAGTGAGCTGCAGGAGACGGACGGCGATGTGATGTCACTGCCAGTCTACACGTACTGACCGAGAGGGGGTGAGCCCTTGGGGCTATGGCAAACCTTTTTGAGCTGGTTCGATAGAGATGGGAACCTCGACCTCAGCGCTCATGTGGCTGTGCTAGCCACCGAGGTCTATTTCAAGAACCTGGCGATTCAAGCTTGCGTAAACTTAATTGCTAACACCGTCGCCAGGGCGGAGTTTAAGACCTTTGATAAGGGCACGGAGATTCGAGGTGAAAACTACTACCTGTTCAACGTCGAGCCGAACCCAAACAAGAGTGCGAGCAAGTTCTGGAGGGACGTAGTTCATCACCTGGTCTACGACAACGAGTGCCTGGTGCTCATGCAGGGCGATCATCTCTACGTTGCGGACTCGTACAACGTTGTGTCAGGGACGTTCGTCGAGAACCTATACACGGACATCCGGATTGGCGATTTGAATTTGACGACGAAGCATCGCGAGTCTGAAGTGCTCCATCTTGAGCTGCACAATGAGAGGATCAAAGACGTGGTGGATGGCCTCTACACCTCGTACGGCAAGTTGATCGCCGCAGCTCAGAAGCACTACAAGCGCAATGCAGCTCGGAAGGGTGCACTCACGATCCCGACTAACTACCCGCAGACAGAAAAGGCGCAAACGGAGCTGCGGGAACTGCTGGAGAAGCGGTTCAAGACGTTCTTCGAGGCTGAGTCCGACGCGGTCATACCACTGACAAACGGCATCACCTACAGCGAGATCGAGCACGGCGCAGCCACCACAAAAGGCAGCATGGAAGGGCGAGACATCAAGGCCTTCATCGACGATGTGTTCGACTTCACAGCGATAGCGTTCCAGATCCCGCCACAACTGCTCAAGGGTAACGTGGCCGACACTGAGAAGGCGGTCAATAACTTCCTGACGTTCTGCATCAATCCACTCGCCGAGCTGTTAACGGACGAAATCAACAGGAAGATGTATGGCAAGAAAGCCTATCTCGAGCGCACATACATGAAGCTGGACACCAGCCACATCCGGGCGGTGGACATCAAGGACGTGGCCAACGCGCTCGACGTGCTGCTCCGGATCGGCGCCTATACCATTGACGACTGTCTGCAGCATCTCGGCATGGAGCCTCTCAATACCGAGTGGAGCACGCAGCGTTGGATGACTAAAAACTACGCACCTATTGAAACGGCAGTGGAGGGAGGTGAGTAAATGGATCGGAAGCGGTATTACTCTCTGATTGTTCAGGGGGATGAGGCGGACATCTACATTTATGGCGACATCACGAGCTGGCCAGTGTTCGAAAACGACGTCAGCAGCTACAACCTAGCCCAGGAGATCAAGGGGCTAGAGGTAGACACCATCAACGTCTACATCAACAGCTACGGCGGCGAGGTGGCCGAAGGACTGGCCATCTACAACGCGCTAAGGCGTCACAAGGCAAAGGTTCGGACGGTGTGCGATGGGTTTGCGTGCTCCGCTGCGTCTGTGGTGTTCATGGCTGGAGACGAGCGGGTCATGTCTAACGTATCGCTCCTGATGATTCACAACGCGTGGATGCTCGCCATGGGCGACCAGAATGATCTCCGCAAGAATGCCGATGATCTGGAGATCATCAACGCAGCCACTATCCAGGCATACCTCAACCACGTCAACATCTCAGAGGACAAGCTCAGGGAGATGATGGACGCCGAGACCTGGATCTCCGCTGCAGACGCACTGGAGATGGGCTTCGCAACCGCTGTGGTGAACCCGGCCACCACGGACAAGGCTGCGGCAAGCCTGCGTCAGCGTCAGCAGATACGAGACGCGATCTTGAGTCGGCAGTCTCAGCGCAGCTCGCTGGATGTTGACGCATTGGCTGCTCGGTTGAAGGAGTTGATGGCGCGGGAGAAACCCGAGCCGGAACCCGAGCCCGAGCCGCAGAGCAAGGGCTTGTTTAAATTCATGGCGGCTTTGGCCGCTAGACTAGAAGGAGATGAATGAATTGAAGAATCTGGACCTTTTGAAGCAGCAGAAGGCCGAATGGACGTCCAAGATCCAGGAGGCGGTGAAGAGTGGCGACGAAGCGGCTTTTGCGTCGGCGTTTGTCGAGTACACGAACGCCTTGCAGGAGGCCGTGCTTGCTGAGGCCCGGGGCCTCGTGCAGGCGACTGACAACCAGATCCTGGCCGGGCGTGGTGTGAGGGTTCTGACCAGCGAGGAACACACCTACTACCAGAAGTTGATCGAGGCCATGAAGTCTGACAACCCGAAGCAGGCGCTCAGCGGTTTTGATGCGGTGTTGCCCGAAACAGTCATCAACACTGTATTCGACGACATCACTGAAGAGCACCCGCTCCTATCGGAGATCAGGTTCGACAACGCGTCTGCGCTAATCAAGTGGCTTTACTCCACCATGGATGGACGATTCCTGGCATGGTGGGGGCCGCTCTGCAGCCAGATCAAAAAGCAGTTGGCAGCTCAGTTCAACTACCTAAGCCTCGAACAGACCAAACTGTCTGCCTTCGTGCCGGTCTGCAAGGCGATGCTGGACCTCGGGCCAGCTTGGCTCGACCGCTACGTCCGCACCATCCTGGCAGAGGCAATCGCAAATGGGCTAGAGCAGGGTATCATCAGTGGGCGTGGACTGGCCGAGGCCGCCCTGGACCCTGATGACCGAATCTATGAGCCTGTGGGCATGGATCGCAATCTGGAAGTGTTCGACAATACTACGGGATACGCGCCAAAGGCGCCGATCCCTGTGACGCAGTTCACACCGGCTACCTACGGCGACCTGGCGTCGCGGCTCGCGGTGGGTCCGAATCTGCTCAACCGCCCGGTGACACAGTTGCTGATGGTGGTCAATCCGGTCGATTACTTCCAGAGGATCATGCCGGCGACGGCCTTCCAGCGTCCTGACGGATCGTGGGTACGGGACATCCTGCCGTTGCCGACGAAGATTGTACAATCGGCCTATGTGGAGCAGGGCAAGGCCATCCTCGGCCTAGGCAAGCGCTACATCATGGCTATGGGCACTGGCAAGGGCGGGCGCATCGAGTATAGCGACGAATACCGGTTCCTGGAGGACGAGCGCACCTACCTCATCAAACTCTACGGCACCGGCCGCCCGATGGACAACACGAGCTTCCTCGTGCTCGACATCCAGAACCTAGTACCGGCGGTACCTGACGTGCATGTCACCAACGACCCGTTGACCGTGTACCCTGTCTACGACGCACGGCTGGCGAGCCTGACAATCGGGACGCTGACCCTGACACCAGCCTTCAACAAGAGTGTGATGGTCTACACAGCCACCACCACTGACGCGTCCAACAAGATCACTGCGGTTGCAAAGGACGGCGAGGCCGAGATCGAAATCCTGGTCAACGGAGACCCGCACACCAACGGCACGGCTGCGACATGGGACGCTGGAGAGAACACCGTCGAGATCACTGTGACCAGCGGCACGGAGACCGAG